ACCGGGGCACGCGCCGCTATGGCGCGATCCTCGACAACACGGGCACCAAGGCGCTGCGCATCCTGTCCGCCGGCCTGATGGGTGGCCTGACCAGCCCCGCCCGCCCATGGTTCCGCCTCACTACCTCCGACCCTGACCTTGCCAAGTTCCACAGCGTCAAGGTATGGATGGACGGGGCCACGCAGCTGATGCTGGAGATCTTCCAGCGGTCCAACACCTACCGCATGCTGCATAACGCCTACGAGGAACTGGGCGCGTTCGGCACGGCCGGGGCCATCATGGCCGACGACTTCGACAACGTGATCCATCACCACTCACTGACAGCCGGCGAGTATTGCATCGCCACGGATTGGAAGGGCGAAGTCTGCACGATGTACCGCGAGTTCGAGAAGCCGGTATCCGAGGTTGTCAAGGAATTCGGTCTGGAGAACGTGAGCAAGACCGTCAAGAACCTGTACGACACTGGCAGCCTGGACGCATGGGTGCCGCTGATGCATGTGATCGAGCCGCGCGCTGACCGCGACCCGTCCAAAGGCACAGCGAAGAACATGCCATGGAAGTCGGTGTACTGGGAGTTGAACGGTGACAGCCCGACCCCGCTGCGCGAGTCCGGGTACAAGACGTTCCCCGGATTGTTTCCCCGCTGGCAGGTGACAGGAGGCGATATCTACGGCAACAGCCCGGCCATGGAGGCGCTGGGCGATGTCAAGCAACTGCAGCAGGAGCAACTGCGCAAGAGCCAAGGCATCGACTACATGACAAACCCGCCCTTGCAGGTGCCCAATTCGCTGAAGAACAGGGAGGTGGACAGGCTGCCGGGCGGGGTGACGTACTACGACGCAGCCACGCAGACAGGCGGGGTCAAGTCCATGTTCGATGTGCGGCTGGATCTAAACCACCTGCTGGCCGACATCCAGGACGTGCGCATGCGTATCGATAGCGCATTCTACGCCGACCTGTTCCGCATGATCTCGAACAATCCCAACGATCCCCGCATGACGGCCACAGAGGTGGCAGCCCGGCAGGAGGAGAAGATGCTGATGATCGGCCCGGTGCTGGAGCGGCTGCACAACGAGTTGCTGGCCCCGCTGGTAGAGCGCACCTTCGCGCGCATGATCTCGGCCGACTTGCTGCCCCCGCCGCCACAAGAACTGCAGGGGCAGGATCTCAACATCGAACTGGTGTCCGTGCTGGCGCAGGCGCAAAAGTCCATCGCCACCAACGGCATCGACCGCTTCACCATGGCCATTGGGCAGATGTCGGCGATATTCCCGGAGGTAAAGGACAACTTCGACGCCGACCAGTGGGCGCAGAAGTACAGCGACATGTTGAGCGTAGATCCGAACCTGATCGTGGCCAGCGACAAGGTAGCGCTGGTGAGACAGCAACGCGCGCAGCAGCAGGCGGCGCAGCAGCAGTCAGCGATGGCGAACCAGGCAGCCGACACGGCCAACAAGCTGGGCAACACCCCAACGCAGAACGGTAACAACGCACTCGGCGATGTGATGCGCGGGCTGACCGGGTACACTTGATAACTTTCTAAGGAGCAGACGACATGGCGAAGATTTACAAGAGGGCAACACTGGCGAACGGCGTGGACGAGGGCGAGTTCGAGGGATACCCCGTTACCCCCAACGACACCGCGGCGACCTACAAGGCGCAGCTGCCGTACAAGAATGGCCAACCCAGGGCATGCCAAGGCGTGTACGTGACTGGCGCCGGCAACGTGGCAATGGTGCTGAATGCGGCGGGCGATACTGCACTGCTGACCGTGGCGGCCAACACCCTGATTGTCTGCGAGCACTTGCAGATCAACGCGACCAGCACCACCGCCACCGGGCTGATCGCACTGGTGCATAGGGGTTAATCATGGCCACCGTAGCGGTACAGCACAACCAGTACGAACTGACACACGACACCTTCGTCTGGACGCCTCTTACTTCCACCGACGTGGACGGCCAGAAGATCTCCCACGGTAGCGGGGATGGGGCAGTGAGTGTGCAGCTGGAAGGGGCTTTCGGCGCCGCCCCTGCGGCCACGGTAGCGATGCAGGGTTCCAACGACGGCGTATTGTGGCACGCGTTGAGCGACCCGAGTGGCGCGTCGCTGGGCGCCATCGGTGCGGCTGGCATCTTCGGCATCCGCGAGGAGGTTAAGTTCCTGCGCCCGCTGGTGAGCGCAGGGGATGGCACCACATCCCTGACGGTCACCGTGGTGTCCAAGAAGGAACTGGTGTAAGCCATGGCCACGATCCCCCATACCGATCAGATGTACTTCCTGGACAGGAGGAACTTCATCTGGACGGGGCTGGGACTTGGCGACGATGGCGACCCTTCGCATTACGAAGGTGGGCCGCCCGGTACGGTGCAAGTGTTCGGCACGTTCGGGGCTGGGGGTAACATCGTGATAGAGGGCAGCAACGACAAGGTGAACTGGAATACTCTGCGTGAGACAGGAGGCGCCGGCGGTCCAGGTTCGTCCATACTTAGCCTCAACGCGCCGGATCTTGCCGGCATTCTGGAGGACCCGCTGTACATCCGCCCGAGGGTTACCGCCGGGGATGGGACGACAAGCATCACGGTGATATTGACCGTGCGCAAAAATCAGCATAGCGGATAAAGGAGAACGAGATGGCAATGGTGAGCATGAAGGTAGAGCGCGAAGACAAGATGGCCGAGGTAAAGGATAACCCCTACGGCTACGGTCTCACCATCTGCCTGAACGAGGAACAGGTGGAAGCCTTGGGCCTGAACAAGAACCCGCCCGAGGCGGGCAGTTCGGTGGGCATCCAGGCCATGGCTACTGTCCGGCGTGTTACTCGATCCGTGGATGCGGAAGAGGATATGGCGGAAGGCGAGCCGGCGGATGGTGTGGACACTGTGCTGGAGTTGCAGATCACCGACATGGGAGTAACCACCCCAGGCCGTCAGTCTGCCGACACAGCAGGCAAACTGTACGGAGGCGAGAATGGCTAAGAAGAACTGGATCAAAGGCGCAACCGAAGGCGCGCACGGGCAATTCAGAGCCAAGGCGGAGAAGGCCGGCATGAGCACCCGCGCATACGCAGAGGCGCACAAGGATGACAAGGGCAAAACCGGGCAGCAGGCCCGCCTGGCGCTGACGCTGATGGGAATGAAGAAAAAGAAAGCGCCCAGCAAGGCGGACAAGTTGTATGGCAAAGGCTGACGGTTGCCTTAATACGCGCGCAAAGGGGTAATATCCAGCCATGAATAGTGACGACTTCGACCTTGCAGCACAGGAAGCCCGAGCCGAGGAGGCCAAGGCCAACCAGAAGCGTCAGCAGCAGGAGGAGAAGAACGACCTCCACTGGCTGATGAGCAAGAAGCAAGGCCGGCGTATCATGTACCGTTTACTGGATCGCGCGGGGGTATTCACCACGAGCTTCAACACCAACGCGATGACCATGGCCTTCAATGAGGGCCGACGCAATGAGGGGCTTGCGCTGACCAACGATATCATGGGCGCGACGCCTGAACTGTGGCAGCAGATGATAGTGGAGAATAAAACACAATGACGACTGAAACCCCAACCGATTTGCAGGCCGAAGGAGCAAACCAAACCTCCGAAGGGTCGCAAGCCGCTGGCGAAAACCAGCAGGGCGCGGCAACAACCGAAGGCGTAAAGCCTGCGGCGGAAGCCAAGCCCAACCAGGAGAACGCTTCTGGCGCGGAGGACTCCCCCAAAGGGGAGACCAAGCCCGAAGGCGAGACGGAGGCACCCAAAGGTGCGCCCGAGCAGTACGAGTTCAAGGCACCCGAGGGCACGCAACTCGCCCCGGAAGTGGTGCAAAACTTCTCGGAAGTCGCCAAGGAACTTGACCTTACGCAGGAAGCGGCGCAGAAGGTAGTCGATAAGATGGCTCCTGCCTTCGCCGAAGCACAGCAAAAGGCTTTCGCCGCACAGGTGGAAAGCTGGGGCGCTGAAGCCAAGGCGGACAAGGAGCTGGGTGGCGACAAGTTCGATGAGAACCTCGCCCTCGCCAAGCAAGGCTTGGAGTTCATCGGCACGCCTGAACTGTCCAAGTTCCTGGCGGATTCCGGTCTGGGCAATCACCCCGAGGTTCTGCGGGTGTTTTTCAAGGTCGGGCAAGCGATCAAGGAGGACGATCATGTGCCGGGTTCTACCCGCCCCAACGGGAAGGGTGGATACCGCACTGATGCCGAGCGACAAGCCAGCGCCCTCTACGGCTCTAACTGATACTTAAGGAGAATTTAAAATGGCAGCATTGACAAGTGGTGTTTTGACGCTGGTGGATTGGGCGAAGCGACTGGACCCGGAAGGCAAGGTTCCGGTCGTTGCCGAGTTGCTGTCCCAGCGTAACGAGATCCTGGAGGACGCGGTGTTCCAGGAGGGCAACCTCCCCACCGGCCACCGGGTTGTGATCCGCACCGGCCTGCCCACCGTGTACTGGCGCTCGCTGAACCAGGGCGTGCCGCGCAGCAAATCGACCACCGCGCAGGTGGACGAATCGGTCGGCATGCTGGAAGGCTACAGCGACGTGGACAAGGATCTGGCCGAGCTGAACGGCAACGTAAACGCCTTCCGCCTGTCTGAGGATACCGCGTTCATCGAGTCGATGAACCAGTCGCAGGCTTCCACCATGTTCTACGGCAACCCGGCCACCGACCCCCGCCAGTACCTGGGTCTGGCCACCCGCTACGGTGCCATCTCCGGCGCGGGCAACGCCCAGAATATCCTGGACGCCGGCGGTACTTCTTCGGTAAACACCTCCATCTGGCTGGTGGGCTGGGGCGAGCAGAGCGTGTTCTGCACCTTCCCCAAGGGCTCCAAAGCTGGCCTGGTGCACGAGGACATGGGTGCGATGTCGGTGTATGACACCAGCAATAACCCGTACCAGGCGTATCGCACGCACTACCAGTGGAAGAACGGTCTGGTGGTGAAGGACTGGCGCTATGTGGTGCGCATCGCCAACATCGACACCACGAATCTGGTGGCCAACACCGCCGCGGCTGATCTGGTGGCGCTGATGTCCCGCTCCATGGACCGCATCCCGAACTTCGCCGGCGGTCGGTTCTGCTTCTACATGAACCGCACGGTGTACTCGATCCTCCGTCTGCAGGCTCTGAACAAGAGCAACAACGCGGTGACCATCGAGAAGGGTGTGAATCAGTTCGGCACCCCGCAGAGCTGGCTGGAATTCGAAGGCTGCCCGATCCGTCGTGTCGACCAGCTGCTTAACACCGAAGCCCGTGTGGTCTAAGTAACCTGAACCCCGCGCCGGGTGGTGCGGGGGCCAACCAGACATAAGGAGCAAATCATGTACGTTGACGCAAACCTGATGGTAGCCGGCTCGATCTCCGGCAACACCGTCACCCCGCAGGCCATGTTCGCATCTGGTGCCGCGGTGGTGTCCACCAACTCCATCGACCTGACCACCGCCCGCGACATCGGCGAAGGCCAGGACATCTTCGCCCGTGTGCAGATCGCGGCGGCTTTCACTGGCGGTACCTCCGTCCAGTTCCAGGCCATCATCGCGGACGATGCTGCCCTGACCACAAACGTGGAAGTAGTTGGCAGCGGCCCGGTCGTGGCCGTGGCAAGTGCCATCGCCGGCTACCGCGAAGTGATCAAGGTCAACCCGAAGGTGGGTTCGCTGGGTCGCCGCTATCTGGGCATCCAGGCTGTGAACGTCGGCGCCAATGCCGCCGGCACGGCTGTGGGTGACTTCGGTATCGGTATGCAGGACAACAAGTCCTACGCTTCCGGCTTCGCAGTGCTGTAAAAGCTGGGCCGCCGCAAGGCGGCCTAGTGGTGAGGGTTCTGTATCAGTGCCCTTTCTACTAGGCCAAAAACAGGAGACAATCAAATGCCCCAATACCGTGTTGTGGAAAAGAGCTTCATCGGCAATAAGCTGTGCGAGGAAGGCGAGATCGTGGAGTACGACGGCAAGTATCCGGGCCCGAACCTGGAACCGGCGGACAAGGCCGCCGAGAAGGTCAAGGCCGGCGTGAACCCCGCAGAGGTGAGCAAGGCCAGTGCAGAACGCCAGAAGGCCGCCACCATGGGCGTCGAGTCCAAGGACCTGCCGGGCGAGGAAAAGAAGAGAACCGCAGGCAAGAACGCAGAGGAAGACCCTCTCGTCTAAGGCCGCCAGGACTGGAGGAGCAACGTGGGGTTAAGGGGGCGGAAATGCCCCCTCTTTTTCAAGGAGCAGGAAGATGGCGAGTGAAGTAGACATCTGCAACCTGGCGCTGGCGGATCTGGGCGACGCGGCCAAGGTGTCGAGCATCAGCCCGCCAGACACCAGCGCGCAGGCCGGGCACTGCGCTAGGTTCTATCCCATGGCTCGCGATGAACTGCTCGACATGCACGACTGGGACTTCGCCACGTATCGCGTCGCGCTGGCGGCAATCACGCTGCCTTCCGTTGTCACGACCTGGACCTACGCCTACGCGCTGCCGTCCAACGTGCTCAACATCATCGCCATATTGGACCCCAACGCTGCAGACGACTACAGCGTCGGCATCCCGCTGCCTTACACCACCCCGCAAGTACTACCGGGCACTGCCGGCGTAGAGACCCCGCAGCCCTTCGCCGTGGAGGTGATCAACGGCTCGCCGGTGGTGCTGACCAACCAGGTAGACGCAGTGATGCGGTACACTGCCGTGGTGACCGATACCGCGCAGTTTTCCCCGCTGTTCACCGCTGGGCTGACCAAACTGCTGGCGGCCAAACTGGCAGGTCCCGTGCTGAAAGGTGCGGAAGGCCGGGCGGCGAGGAAGGAGCTCATGCAGGAGTTCCTGCTGTGGAAGGGCGAGGCCATGACCTCTGACGCCAACCAGCGCCGCATCCGGCCAGCCCCCGGCGCCTCGTGGATTGTGGGGCGCTAAGTGGGGACTCGCTACCTTAAGCGTTCGTTCTCCGGCGGCGAGGTCACGCCGGAGTTGTACGGCCGCCCAGACCTGCCGAAGATCCAGGAGGCGCTGGCGCTGTGTTCGAACTTCATTGCCCTGCCACACGGCCCGGCGGTCAACCGCCCCGGCACGGAATACATCAGGGCGGTGAAAGATTCTACCAAGGCCACACGCCTGATACCTTTCAGCTTCAACAACACCCAGTCGTTCGCCATCGAGCTGGGCGTCGGGTACTTCCGATTCCACACAAACGCCGCCACCCTACTGGCAGGCACGCTACCGGCTTACATCCCCTCCGCCACCATCACTGTGACGATTGCCGCGCCTGGGGTGGTTACCTGGACCGCGCACGGGATGTCCAATGGCGACCCGGTGGCTTTCACCACCACCGGCGCATTGCCGACCGGGATCACGGCAGGAGTCACTTACTACGTGACGAACGCGGCCACCGATACCTTCGAGCTTGCGTCCTACGTAGGAGGCCCCTCGATCACCACTTCCGGAACACAGTCTGGCGTGCATACAGGCAGCCGGGTGTACTCGCAAGGCGATGCCGTGCTGTCAGGTGGCACGAACTACTACTGTGTGCTGGGGCATACGAACCAAGCACCCCCCAGCGCCTCGTACTGGTACGCGATGCCGGCCACTGGGGAGTACGAGATCCCGAACGCTTACGCCGAGGCGGACCTTATGGCGATACACTACACCCAGTCCGCCGATGTGCTCACGCTTACTCACCCCAACTACCCCATCACCGAATTGCGCAGGTATGGGGCCACTACTTGGCTCACCTCGACAGTGAGTTTTTCGCCTACTATACAGGCTCCGAGCGGGTCTGGCACTGCTGGCGCTACTATATCCTACGGTTACAAGGTTAGTGTTATATACGACGTATGGATAAGCGGTTTGTTTACCGGTAAATCTACTTCTGCAGCGTCAGCATCGGCGGCGCAGAACAACGATCTTTCGCAGGCCGGGGCGTATAACACTGTCACGTGGTCCCCCTCCGGCACGCTATCAAGCGGTATTATCACATTGATACCCGTGGCCTACCAGGTGTACAGAAGCATAGCTGGGGGCACTTACTATTACATCGGCGACTCCAGTGGTGTGTCCTTTGTGGACGACTCCAGTCGAGGGGCCACCTCTACCTCGGCGCCTGCTATAGGGGTAGGAAGCGCCCCTACGGGGATAGCAGTAGTTGCTACCACCGCCGCGGGGTTCTCCACTGTAACTGCCACACCAACCGGCACAGGGGCGGTATCCTACGATTATGTGGCCACGGCTATGTCCCCCGACGGTTCTGAATCATATACGTCTAACAATGCTAACTGTTCGAATGACATAACCATCGCTGGCCAGTTCAACACCATAACTGTGCCGTCGGTGGCTGGGGCGATAAGGTACCGGGTCTATAAAAAGTCAAACGGGATATACGGGTACATAGGCCAATTGGCGTCGGGCACCAACACCTTTATAGACGACAACATAGTAGCAGACATATCGATCACCCCTCCGACGTACAACACTGTGATGTCGGCAGCGGGGGATTATCCGAGTGCGGTAGCGTACTACCAAGGGCGCCGTCTTTTTGGGGGGACTACCAACGAGCCGCAGAATGTATGGGCTACGCGATCCGGTACAGAATCGGATATGTCTTATACCATCCCCACCCGAGACGACAATCGAATAGCGTTCCGGGTGGCCGGCCGTGAGGCGTCTGCGATACGCCATATTGTGCCGCTGCAGGAGTTGCTGCTGCTGTCCGCGTCCTGTGAGTGGCGCTGCAGTTCCACCACCGGCGTGCTGACCCCGACCACGATCAATGTGCAGCCGCAGTCCTATGTCGGCGCCAGCAACGTGCAGCCTGTTGTGGTAGGCAACTCCGTCCTGTACGGCGCTGCCCGTGGTGGGCATGTCCGCAACATGAACTACAACTGGCAGATCAACGGCTACGAGTCCCTGGACGCCAGCATCTTCGCGCCTCACTTGTTCGACTACAACAGCATCGTGGACATGGCCTACTCCCGCGGTCCCATCCCTATCTTGTGGTGCGTGTCTTCCACCGGCAGCCTGCTCGGCATGACCTGGCTACCGGAGCAGAAGATCTCCGCGTGGCACCAGCACAGCACTGGCGCCAGTGATGCCTTCGAGTCTATCTGCACAATCACCGAGAACGACGAGGACATGCTCTACGCCGTGGTGCGCCGCACCATCAACGGCGGCACGGTGCGGTATGTTGAGCGTCTACATACCCGGCAGTTCACGACGCTTGCCGACGCCTTCTATGTGGACTGCGGGGTGACGTACAACGCCACTACCAAGAGTGGCACATTCACCCTGTCCGGCACCACGCTGTCTTGCACGATGACGGCTCACGGTCTTGTTGATGGCAGCACATATTGGTTCTATTTCTCGGACGCGACGTACGGCAGCCTGCCCGGCGGGTCGTCTTACCGGGTAACGGTGTCCGACGTAGACCACTTCACCATCGAGGTGACCACCGCGGCTTCCGCCTCCGGCACGGTGACGTGGTTGCCCAGCACCGTGAGTGGCCTTACATGGCTGGAAGGCAGCACGGTCAACATCCTGGCAGACGGTGCGGTGCTGCCCCAGCAGGTGGTTACCGGCGGGGCGCTGACTTTCCCGGTTGGTGTAACCAAGGCGCAGATCGGCATACCGATTACCGCGCAAATGAAGACCCTCCCGCTGGCGCAGGAGATCGAGGCGGCTTTGCTGCAGGGGCGGGTCAAGAATGTAAACAAGGTGTTCATGCGCATGTACCGGGCGAGTGGTATCAAGGCCGGGCAGGACTTTAACGACCTGACCCAGTACACGCAGAGATCCATCGAGCCATATGGCAATCCGCCTGCGTTGGTGAGTGACGAGATCGAGATAGTGCTGGACAATGACTGGTTCGCTGGCGGTGAGGTGTGCCTGCAACAGGACGACCCGCTGCCTATCGATCTGATATCCATGACAATCGAGGTGGCAATCGGAGGAGGCATATAAGATGAGCGACCCATCATTGGCCCTTATGGCAGTCGGCGCGGGGATTAGCGCCGGCGGGGCGTATGGCCAGGCAGCAGCACAGAAGGACACCCTCAACTACGAGGCGACCGTCAACGAGAACAATGCGCAGATCGCCCAGTATCAGGCGACCATCGCGCAGCATGTCGGCGAGCAGCAGGAGCAATCCTCCCGCTTGCGCACCTCCAGCCTGTACGGATCCCAGCGTGCGGCCCTGGCGGCCAGCGGTGTGGACCTCGGCCAAGGTTCGGCCACCGACGTGCTGGCCAGCACCCGGGTGATGGGGGAGCGTGACGTGATGACCATACGCGACAACACCGCGCAGCGGGTATGGGCGGCCAAGACCGAAGCGGCCAACCTGCGGACGAGCGCACAAGCCTCGCGCCAAGCAGCCAGCGCGATCAGTCCAGGCAGGGCTGGTGCCACCTCTTTGCTGCTAGGCGCCGGGCAGGTATACTCCGGGTGGTATCGGAACAAGTACAAGGGAGCAAGTGAGATATGAAAGTCCCAGAGTACAACGCGCCGCAGGTAGGGGCCGAACAGCTGGCTGCGCCGATGCAGCGCACACCTTCCGGCGTGCAGGCGATGGAGGGCATCGCTGCCCAGACCACCCGGCAAGGCGAGCAGATCAAGCAGGCCGGCGAGCAGTTCATGCAGGCGGAGGCCATTAAGCGCGAGATAGATGTCAAACAGCAGGACGTGCAGCTGACCGATAACTTGACCAAGATGCTCTATGACCCCGAAAGCGGGTTCATGAACCAGAAGGGCCAGAACGCTATTGGCGCGGCGAGCATCACCAAGGAGAACATCACCAAGTTCGCCCAAGCCATGGCTGACGATATCCAGGACCCCACAGCGCGCGAGATGTTCATGCAAACGGCGCACGCTCGCGTAAGCGCGGCGGTGGCGCAGATGGACGGCCACACCAGCCGTGAGCTGCAGGTGGCGGCGCAGAATCAGTCCAACGCCCGGTCGGCGGCTTCGATGAACGCCGCGGTGGCGTCGTACAACCCGATGCCGGGGGCAGACAACTCCATGTACCAGCAGAACCTCGCCGCCCAGCAGGTGGAGCTCGAGCACCAGGCGGACAACCTGGGCCTGACCGGGCAGGCGCGCACTGACTATGTGATGCACGGCGCAGACGGTCGCAGCGGGCTGCAGGCCACCTACGTGTCCACCTTCAGCCACCTGCTGGAGAACGACCAGACCAAGGCGGCCGACAAGTATCTGGAACAGATACAGAAGGAACTCCCCCCGCTGGTGGCTGACAAGTTGCGCGACCAACTGAAGGTCGGCCACGCGAAGGACAACTCGCTGGCCTTGTCCATCAAGCTACGCGCGGAGGTGCCGGATCTCGGCGCGCAGGAGAAGCGGCTGGACCAGATGTTCCAGAACAAGGAGATAACCTCCGACGAGTACGACATGACGCTTTCCCGGTTGCGTGCCGATGACTCGCAGCGCAAAGGCATCTTGCAGGAGAAGGACAAGAACTTCATGGGCAGACTGTGGGGGCTCAAGAAGCAGAACCCGAACGCCTCCATCGCGGACCTTTCAGCCGGACAGATGGCCTACATCAAACAGCGCGGCTTGGGTCCTGCGGTGGACGCACTGTTCGCCCGCGGTCCTGGCACCGACGACCCGCGCATGTACATGGGCCTGATCGAGAGCTCGTACAAGGACCCCAAGGGTTTCTTGAATCAGGACTTTGTGCGCATGTACCCCTTCATGAGCGAGGGGCACCAGAAGGCATTGGAGCGCCGCCGGGAGGAGATCCTGGCAGCAGACCCGAAGGCCGCAGACGTGAGCCGCCGGGTGCATGATTCCATGGGGCTGTTCCGCAACAACATCGCTGCGGCAGGGATAGACCCGAACAAAGACCCGGAGAAGATGGCGGCCTTGGAGGCGCAGCTATATGATGCGCTGAGTGGGGAGATCGCCAAGGACCCGAACGTGTCGAACGACCGGCTGCGCCAGATCACGCTGGGGTATCTGAACCCCAGCACCCTGAAGGACTCCGGGCTGATATGGGACACCAAAAAGCCCGTCTACGAGATGACCCCGGAGGAGAAGCTGCAGCAGTGGGAGATACCCGATGCGGACCGCGCGCAGATCACTGAGGCGCTGCAGAGGAACGGCATCCCCGTCAGCGAGGCGGCCATCCAGATGTATTACAAGCGTGGCCAAGGCGTTGACGTGAACGCGATTATGGCCAAGCAACAGAAAGGCGCAAAATAATGCCAGATTATGACGCTCTGATTCAGCAAGACCAGTCGGCGCAGCAGCCCACACCGGACGCCACATCCCCGCTGGCTGAACCGGTTGCGACCCCAGAAAAGCCACAGGCCGCCATGCCCGACTATGGTGCGCTGATCCAGAGCGACATCAAGGACCAGGCCACCATGACGGTGGCCGAGGGGTCAACCAAGCCCATCCCAGTGGACCGCGCCGTACAGAATGCCACCCTGGCCAAGCGGTTCAAGACCACGCCCGAGGCTGTGGACGCCTACCCGGAGGAGTTCCGCCGGCAGGCGCTGCTGGAGGATACCAGCAACGCATTCGCCACCTCGCCGAAACTTGCCGT